TGTTTGGATAAACCTACTAAAAAGAGCGGTGAAGAAGGCAATCAATTTTAATCGCTGTTTGGATGAATAAGATATATCATTTAAATAATTTCAACGGATACTCGAGGACGACGTCTTTTTCCGCCCTTGTTCGTCTTTCTGTGAATGAAAGCCTTTAGACGCTTAGAGAGTTTTTTACTTTTTAGCGTCTTTAACCCTTTTGGTCGCTTATTGGACATTACATAGGACGCCATACCAAGTAGGGCGGCCGCTGGGGCAAGTGTATAGGCAGATTGGGCCATGGAGGCATAAAGACTCGATCCTCCGCGTAGTTTATTGTAGGGTGTGAGTTCCTTTGTATTCTTAATCGAGGGTGGATTCTCTGCATAGAGTGATACTCTAGATTCGTCTAATTTTACAGGCTCCACGGGTTCCTCTTCGACTTCTTCTACTGGTTCTTCTACTGGTTCCTCTACTGGTTCCTCTAAGGGCTGATTTCCTTTCACCGAATTCATTGAGGGAGTAACGGGCAAGTTGACTTCCTTTTCCACTAACGTAGACTCAGCAATAGGGCCAACATTTACCATCGCATTTGATAATACAGCAGTATCCTTCACAGGATTTACATCTGACACCTTATTACCCTTATTATCTACTAAAATAATGGTCGGATATCCTTCTACATCAATTGGAGCGGCAGAACGGTTAATGGTTTTATTTACAGTATCATTCACACGTGGTAACATTTTCTCATTCACCTTTACTGCCTGAATGGAGCGATTCGGCACATGAACGGCTTTATCCCAATGGGGCATGATTTCATGACAGTGTCCACACCAATCTGCATAAATCAACATGATGGTAATAGGGCCCTTCTGAATACGCTTCTTAAGCGCTGATAAAGAGGGGGACGAACGAACATCGAGGGGAGGGAGAATTTTACCTGATAGGGAGGATACACGTTTTCGCGAAGAGGATCGTTTTAACGATTTTTTTGAAGATTTTCTGGTCGGCATTCTATTTTATCTCATTCTTTTATTCTGTCCCTTATACAAAAAATATTGATTTTAATTAATATACGATACATATAGAAGTTGTGATGATTTTACAAACATTCATCTTAGTCATATTAATTGGATATTTGGTGTTTTATATATCCACTCGGAAATACAGTGAAGATGGATTTCATGGATCCATTCAAAGCCAATCACAACCTGCCCAAAAAGTGATGATGCCACCGGAAAAGCCCTATATGAAACAACCCATTGATAGTTTGGATCAATATGAATTGTCTGCTGTATATCAACGTCAAGGATCAAAAGAGGCTACAAAAAAGCAATTAAATGATGCGATGACCCGGTATCCACTGGATTGGTCAACACAAGGACAAGGCTCACAATATTTCCAAGAAAAACAGGAAGAATATCAAAAACTATCCGAAAAAACGGATGTGATCAATGCTTATGGTGGAAATGAATCCAGAGATATGTTATTACCTGATAGTGCTCTTCAAGAGCAGGAAGAGAGAAAGATTCTTCAGACCTACCAGCCTCAGAAGAGTAGTTCTCTATTAAATTATTCCGCAGATGATGTCAAGACATTGGTAGAAAAGATATATGATAAAAAAGGGCTCATTCCTGAATTGGTCAAATCGAAACAGGGAAACAATATTTGGGAAATTATCGAGGTCAAGGAGAAGAATCCAAAAATTAACTGGGAGGATGATGAGCCCACAAAGGAGAGACAGAAGATGATCGCACGAGGAGAGGAAGTCATTGATGTGCCTTACACAGTATCGGATGTGGCGGCGGGTCTTGATCCCTTCTTCCAGAAAAGTCGCTCGGTTCGAGATGGGCGATTTGATCACACCGAATGGACTCCTGGTCTAGAACGAATGTTTGCTCCTACTCATCCGATTAAAGAGTGGTATTAATTCCACCAAGGGTATTACATTCCACCAAAGGTATTACATTCCACCAAAGGTATTACATTCCACCAAAGGTATTTTCAAGGGCAAAGACGATATAGAGAACACCATTACGATGCTTATTGGTTTCATGGATTTCAGCAAGCAAAGAAGAAGGAGCAGGTATGAACTCATTTTTCTTTTCTGGCGGCATAACAAATAAATACATTGCCTTTTCGGGTGGTAAAACAAGCCACTTACGAATGGTAAATTGAAGATCACTGAATGCAAATGAATTTGGAACAAGGAATTTGTGCTTTTTGATTTCGGGAGTGGATTTATCCGAATGAGGAGAACGAGTGACCATAACAGGAATACGATCTGGATAGCGTTTGCGTAGTTGTTCAATCTCTCCCTCTCTTAATTTGGGCATGGATGGTGCTGGCTGTGACATCTTTCCTGTCTTCTATTGATTACCTAAATCTTATTTATGACCTTTTAGAAAAGACACCTCTATGTCATCCCTTCTTATTGATTATCGTGAGTCGGAGTTAATTGAACGACTTCGCAATCGTAATGTGGTCACGATTGAGACAGGATCGTTGCCAGTGGGAGATATTTGGATCGGTCTTACGCTATCCTCAGGTGACCAGAAAGATCAAGGCGATGAGAAACAACCCGTAGGTGGAATTGTCATTGAACGAAAGCGTATTACAGACTTTGAGGCGTCTTTTTTAGATGGACGGTATCGTGAACAACGAGGGCGAATTCTATCGTATTGTCAAGCCCAACAGGCACAGCCCATTTATTTACTCGAAGGGGCATGGACCAATTTGACAGGACGTATTACCAAAAAAGCAATGATAAAATTATTGAATCGTCTTACATTACATTACCAGATTCCCATCCTACACACGTCATCGACAGAGGAAACTGCTGAATGGTTGGAGTGTTTATGGGAACAATGGAAACAGGATCCGAGTTCATTGAAGCGAACACAAGAACTAGTGAAAGTCAGTGATGGAATTCATGTCCAAAAGAAACAGAATGCATGTGATCCGAAGTCGTTTTTAATTGCCTGTTTGGCACAATGTCCGGGTGTATCTGTAAAAATGGCGGAGTCCCTTTCGACTGCGTATCCAAGCCTGACACAAATGATGGGATTAACACAAAAGGCACTGGAAGATCATAAAGTGGGGGCCAGACGTATTGGACCTGCTGTTTCCAAACGATTATGGGAGTTATTACATACCTAATATGGTTGGCAAATGACCCTTTGTGCCATGATATATCAAGAAGGAACTCAATCCAAACATGGTATCCACGGCTAAGGGCACCCATGCAAATGGATGACATTTGACCAATGCAAGATAGGAGAAGAATCCCCACAAGAGCATATGGACGGGTCGTAGGTTCTTCCACCAGATCTGACTACCAAACACTTCCATACCTGTGTCTCTACGACCAATAAAAATAATATAGAACCATCCGATAACAGGGATAAGAGCAAATCCACCAAGGAGTCGTAACCAATTACATGATGCATGATATGCAAGTAGGGTAAAAACAGATCGTGATCCGATACATCCGAGGATAAAAAGCCAAAAGCGAAGACGGAGGGTATTCATTAGTAGATTCATTGAAAATAATCAGGGACAGATTTGGGTTTGGAGGATGTTTGGGAAGGGGATAGGACAGACTGTAAAAAGGTAGCATTCGGTACGTAGGAACTTGCCGAAGGAGGTGATCCTGCCGATGAACTGGTTTGCCCTCCATTACTGAGGGGGCGTTGAAGGACATTTTCGATCGCAGATCGTGGGATCTGTTGATGAGCATGTGTTGAATTGGGATAGGAAGCATGGGATCCTGGTGTTTGAAATTTCACTTTTCGTGAAGACTTACGAGGGGCAAGTAGTCTAGATGCCTCGCGCTCTTTGCGTTCCACTTCTGCTTGTGTTCGTTCTGCTGATTCCATCATAGATTGCATAATGGGTGATTGTTCGACAAGATACGTTTTCTCATGATGCATCCATGAAATATAGAGTAGATTGGGAAAGGTAAAACGAACCTCATATCCTGCATGTCGTAATTGGAAAATAAGATACACACTACAATCTTCCATATCCAATTTGGGGAGACCCAGAATGAAGGGTGGAATTTGATAGAGGAGATAGGCCTGGGATTGAGGAAGACGTGAAATAATGCGAATCCGATGATAGATTTGTTCTAGGATTTTATTGTAGGCACGCAGACGTCCATTATCTTTTGCTCGGCGTTTATCATATAATTCGGTAGGGACCAATAAGGGGGTTTGTTGATCCATTCTTCTGATTACCACGATGTAAAAGACACACACTGAATCTACACATTCATGATTCCTTCACGAATTTATTTATCAGGCGGCGGTATTTGTGCTACCGCGCATGTCGGTGCCTTACAGGAGTTATCCAAGCATATTCCATTAAAGGCGATTAAAGAGTGGATGGGTGTTTCCGCGGGTTCACTTGTTGCAATGTGTCTGTGTATTGGATTTACATTGGAGGAGTTATACGAATTCAGTGTGCGATTTGATTTTAGCCATATACAGGAACCGGATGGTATTTTGGGATGGGTTTTATATTTTGGTATGGATACAGGAGAGCGGTTACAGCGGTTGGTGAATGCATGTTTACATGTAAAGGGGTTATCATCTGAAATTACCTTTAAGGAGGTCTACCAAAAATATGGATTATCACTTCGTGTCCTTGCAACGGATTTAAATCATGCGACAGGGAAGAATTTTAGTCCATCGGAAACACCCGATTATCCGATATCCTATGCGGTTCGCGCCTCGATGACCTATCCATACTATTTTCAGCCGTTTATCTGTCCAATTACAGGGCATTCGTATGTAGACGGAGGTGTGACAAGTAATTATCCACTGTATCTTATTCCAAAGGAGGAGCATCCGAGAACGTTGGGCATTCTTCTGCGTTTGGGAATAGAGAAAACAGAGCAATTGGATCAATTGTCCTCAGATCATCGATTGATTCGCCCTTTGTTTATCGCATTAACAGAAAAGACAAATATCGAGACAACTCTGTATGATGTAGAATGTATTAAAATTCCATTAGTGAATGTAAATGTATTGGATTTTGCATTATCAGAGGAGGTTAAAAAAGAGTTAGTAAGAAAGGGATCCGAAGCGGTGAGAGAATATATGACGAGTCGTCCTAAACCTGCCCGTCGAAAGTCATTTTCCTCATAGGGTGTCTGATTGAATTACAGTTTGGATCGAAAGAAAGAGTCTTTGAAGAGATACACGTCAAAGGAGATCACGAGATCGGTATGTCCTTTGGTGTAGATGCGAATGGAGGGATCATAAAGCGAGGAGCGATGAAAGAGATTTAATTCCGTTTTCTTATTGATTTCAATTTCTTCAATGAATTCAGTGATTGGATGTTTCCAATATGTAACCATACGACAGTCTCTTGAATTGCGGATGCGGGTGACGTATCCATATAATTCAGAAGGGAAAGAGATGGTAAAGAGGTGATTTTCAGGATCATTGCGAATACATCCCATATAGACATGATCGAGTTCGGGGTGAATCATAGAAATGGTTTGACGATAGCATAGGATGGGCTGTGAAATCGAATAAAGAATGCGAACCGCTTGTTGAAGCGTGCGAATATGCGGTGAACGATAAATAACGATTTTTCCTGCATTGGAATAGTCTGTCATCGGTGTAGTAGCCATGGTAAATGGATCGATTGTATGGAATCTAGTCATACAATCGATGCAATGGATGCAATCAATTTTATTCGATAAATCCCGACGTTTAAGAAAGTCGTCCAATATCCTGTAGAATCTGTCGTGCGACGGGATAATGGTCTTCTGAAACGAGAATGAGATTGTGTCCGTATGTATTTACATAGAGTATAGGGATCTGTTTTTCGAGAAAGTAGCGTGAGATATTATGAATGATACCCACATGATCAATGCCTGGAATGTCTTCATGAATATCAAAGACGTGATAGAGTCGTGGATCATGCGTTGTGATTCGGCGTAATAAAAGATGATTTTCTGTATTGATATTATCATCCGATTTCACATACATATAGAATGTAATTTCATCTTGGAGAAGAGTGATACCAAGGATATCTGTATGAATGCGATACATCTGATGAGGATGAACGGTCTGTTCAAAGACGGATTTGGAACAGGTATACAGACGGACGCAATCGGGGAGCAGAGTGACAGAGAAGCGATCCATTGTCTATAAAGGTAGTTTAATGTCCTTTACATAATGCTGAATTTAATGTTGATTAAGGAAGTTAACTACTGCATCGTAGGTTCGTTCGCCCGGATATTCAATGGTCTCAGATCCCTTGAGAATAAGAATGGTGGGGAAACCCTTTACGTTATAGGCGGCCATTTCTGACTTATTTTGATCGGCATCGAGGACTTCTACTGTTGCCTGTTTTCCATTTGACAGTTTGATCGGAGAGGATTGTTTGAGTTTTTCAAATTCGGGGGCGGCCTTTTGACAGTGTCCACACCAGTCTGCTTTGGCAATCACTACTTTCATGCCATCTCCTCCATTTTGGAACCCATCGATAAAGGAGGAGCCCTCAGAAAGATAGAGTAAGACAAGAGATACAAATAGAAGTGACAGAACAAGAAGACGTTTATTCATGTGATGATAGGGATAGAATCTAATAATGTATGGGATAAAAAGACATCTTGGCTTAGAATAAGAAAATGAATTCTATCCAAGAGGAACATCGTATTCCTGTAAATAAATATCATACGATACGAGATTCTTTTACAGGATTATGGAAATCCATTGCATCAAAACAGCAGTTTTTAAAACTGAGGCTATCTACCTCAAATCCAACCAAAAAGGAAATCAAGGAGGCCATTCAACATCGTAATGGATCCATTTCACCTTATTCTGCATCTATCTTTTTAGATTATACCATTATTTATAAAAAAGGCAATACAATCATTATCACCAATCGTCCAACAGAGTCATTAGGTGAATTTTTTGCGGTAGAAGACTCAGATTGGGAGAACCGTTATTTTATCGCATTTGCCTTTTCAGTAGGGTGCTTTTTAGAAAGTATCACGGGCATGATGGTCTATTTTAAAGAGGATGGATTACCCTATTCGGATCATATTACTATCTTTGATAGGGTCATTGCTACCTATGATACAAGAAACGGACAGATTCGAAATGAAAAGATTGCACTGTATCATCAGTCGTTATTTTTTTTACAATCGGATCCTACTGCACAAGAATTAATTCTATCTATTACTCATCTATCCTATACATATGATACAATTGACACAACTATTTCTTATGCCACAAAGTATCGACCAGGGTATTCCTTTTCGAAGAACATCACGATATGTAAACGATTTGTGATGTGTGGACTGGATAGGAGTTGTGTAGTATTTGATCTAGGATCATTGAGTATTGTGAAGAATCATTCTACCACTATTTTATCAGATGAAGAGGATGACGAGAAGAACGATTCTAGTCTACTGTTTTACAGTTATGTATTGCCCTCGGAGAATGATATCCTACGATTTTTAGAGATGGCTGTGAATTTTCCACAACGTGAATACAGCGACGGATATCCAATTTGTTGTGCAATGTGTAATGCGCCCACCTCTGCAGCCACCTATTATTTTAATGACTCCCGTGTTTCCTATACAACGGCCGGCTTAGGCAATTCCTATTGCGAGAAGTGTACCATTCGTTATAGCCATAAGAACAAAGAGTGGGTATGTGCAAAGATACACATAAAAGGATATATCTGTGGTGGATTTTTACAGAATGGTTGTTTATGTGCAGATGAAGTTGAGCACTCTCCTGATCAGAACTGTATAAGTATTCATAAGGGGAAGCAACATAAGTATCCATATCGTAACTCCATCCAAATACAATGGATTCCATCAGATGATGCACGGGAGATGATGGAACTCGCTCGATGGGGTCAAGTGAAACAGCCCTCTGAATAGCATTTCATAGAGAAAAAAGACGATAATGATAAGGTGAATCCCCTTTGATCATTCAACTTAAAGCAATAGACGAGGCAAACTAGTTAGGAGTCGGATACAATGAATTGGAATCCGTGGGAGGAAAAATCAGAATCATGGGAGCCAAAGGGCGGATGGAACCCAGCATTTTCGGAACAAGAAAAGATAAAAATGCTTCATCTTTTCTTTTTCTTTCGAGACAGAAAGGGGTATGCTCCACCACAGGCAGAAAGTCTTGCGAGTATGTATATTTGGAAGAGGAAGAATCCATCTATGAAGTATACAGAGGAGCAAGAGAAAAAGTTGAAAGACGCGTTAAAGCCTGTTATTCACTTGGTAAAAGCATAAGACCAAGCATGGTAATGAAAAAGAGGCCCGTGGTAATGAAAATGCCCTCTGTCGTAATTAGACCTGATGGGCCAATAATATCGATAAACCGATGAAGAATGCGGTGAAGAATGCGAAGGGTTTCAGGGTTTGCAAACAAGAAAAAGATAAGGGCACTGTAAAGGCTGTATTTGGCTTTGAGTAAGACACGATGAAGGGTAAAGGGTAGCCCTTTATCCTTTGGAACCTCGGAGGGTGTGGCCATTCTATTTGGGCATTCGTTGTTTTAATGCAAGTAGAACACTCAGTGCTAGTTGTGGATAATTATAATGAAGATACGGTTTTATGGTCAATAATTGATCCAAGATGCGTTTATCTTCTTTAATTA